GGCGCAAGAAATGACCTACACCGGTTTCAAGCACTACGACCGGGCGATTGTGCGTCAAGCCGCTCAGGTGCAGGACCCCAATAGTGCTTGGGCCGTTCAAGAACCGCATTGGATCCTGATCGAAGATCTCCTGCAAGGCACCACGGGCATGCGGAGAAAGCACAGGCGGTATCTGCCCCAGGAACCACGAGAGCAAGACGACAGCTACGACAACCGCCTGGCCCGTAGTGTTTGCCCGCCTTACTACCAGCGCCTTGAACGGATGCTGGCTGGCATGTTGACCCGCAAGCCCGTCAAGCTTGACAACGTTGCCGATCAGGTTCGCGAGCAACTCTTTGACGTAGATCTGCAGGGCAACGATCTAAACATCTTTACCTATGAATTGACGCGCAAAATTGTGCGTTATGGCCATGTCGGCGTGTTGGTCGATTTCCCAACTGCTGATGACAGCGAAACCCAAAACATCACGGATGTCGCAAGCCTTCGCCCGTATTGGGTTTGCTACACCCCAAGAGACATCCTTGGCTGGCGGTCTGAGATCGTCAATGGCGCTCAGCAGCTGACCATGCTGCGCCTGATGGAGCGTGTCGTCATCCCCGACGGTGAGTTTGGCGAAAAGTACGTTGAGCAGATCCGCGTCCTGCGCCCTGGCTCTTATCAGCTGTACCGCCAAGGCGAAAACAGCGGTGACTTTGAGGTTGTAGCCGAAGGCCAGACAAGCCTTGATTACATCCCCTTTGCCGTTGCCTATTCCAACCGTGTTGGCCTGCTTGAGTCACGCCCGCCGATGGAAGACATCGCAGAGCTGAACCTCAAGTCCTATCAAATTCAAAGTGATTTAGACAACATTTTGCATGTGAGCGCGGTGCCCATGCTCGCGTTCTACGGCTACCCGAGTTCTGCCGAGGAAGTAAGCGCTGGCCCCGGTGAAGCTATCGCCTTCCCTGCTGAAGGTCGCGCTGAATATATCGAGCCAGACGGCAAGAGCTTTGACGCTCAGTACCGCCGCCTTGACCAGCTCGAAAAGCAAATCAATGAGCTTGGCCTGTCTGCTGTTCTTGGCCAAAAGATGAGCGCTGAAACCGCTGAATCCAAACGGATGGATCGCAGCCAGGGCGACAGCACCATGATGGTCATCGCTCAGCAAGTGCAGGATCTGATTGATAACTGCCTGAAGTTTCACGCTGATTACGTTGGCCAGGCACAGGCCGGTTCCAGTTACGTCAACCGTGATTTTGTTGGCGCACGCCTTGAGCCCCAGGAAATCCTGGCGCTGCTGCAGCTCTACACCTCTGGGTCTATCACGCAGAAGACCTTGCTTGATCAGCTCAGCGAAGGCGAAATCCTTGGCGATGACTTCGACGTTGAGGAAGAGCTGGAAGCAACCCAGGCTGGTGGTTTGATCGAAATGGGCGGGCCTGAAAACCTGCTTGGCGAGGATGTGATGGAAGAGGAAGCTCCCGCTGACGAGCAATGACGCAATCCGGCGTAACGCCTCGCCTTCTCAATATTGAGCAGTACAAGCGGCGGATTGACCCCAATCAACCCATCGCCAATATCTACCGCAATGCCATTGATCTGAACCGGTTTGGCAATGGTGTCGCCCGGCAGATCGTGCGGGATTACAACAACATCATCCTTAGTGCTGTCGCTGACCTGAAGGCGATTGACCTTGGCGAAGCAACAGCAGGCGCTGGCATCGTCAGCCCGCAATCAGTGCAGGCTCAGCGGTTGCGCGTGATCTTGGCTCAGCTCAAGGAATCACTTGATGCATGGTCTGGCCGCAGCACCGCTTATGTGGCGCGTGAATTGCAAGGTTTGGCCGAGCTGCAAACTGAGTTTGTCACTGAACAACTGAAGCTTGCGATTGAAGGCGGGCAGGTTGGTGCGCGTGGCATTGAACCGAGCGTTGTTGCTCAGCGTGTGGTGAACACTGTTGAGGTGGCACCCAACTTTGCGGCGACTGTCGCCACGGTTGACCCAACAGACCTGAATTTCACGCTGCCCGGCACTGGTGGCTTCAATCTGACTGCGGCTCAGGGATCAGCCATAACTTTGCCGAATGGTGATGTGGTGTCGAAGGCGTTTCGTGGTCTGGCCGAAGCACAAGCGCAGCGCTTTAACACCATCGTTCGCACTGGCCTGCTGACTGGTGAACCGACGCCGCAAATCGCACGGCGCATGGTTGGAAGCCTGAACTTTGGCCAGCTTGCTAAGACTGCACGGCAACAAGCTTTGGCTGGCGGTGAACTGACGAAGGCAGCTGACCATCAGGTTTTGACACTTGTACGCACTTCGGTGCAACAGGTCGCCAATGCAGCCAGCGAGCAGGTCTACAAGGCCAATCAGGACGTAACCCAGAAATATCGCTACGTCGCCACGCTAGATAGCCGGACTTCAGCGATCTGCGCCAGCCTTGACGGCAAGGAATTTGAATACGGCAAAGGACCGCAGCCACCTATTCATTTCAATTGCCGCAGCACCACTGTGCCCATTGTTGATTACGAAGGGCTTGGCCTGACGCCGCCCGAAAAGGTGATCGGCATTGGCAAGCGTGCATCAGCTGAAGGTCCAGTGCCCGCCAACGTCACTTACGGCAAATGGCTCCAAGGTCAAAGCAAGGATTATCAGAAAGATGTTTTCCGCAGTGATCGCCGCGCCGCGTACTTCAGAAAGCTCTCCAACAAATACGGCCCGCAGGATGCTTTGGTTCGCATGGTGCGCGAAGACGGCAGCGAGGTCACCCTGGCTCAACTGCAGCGGAGTTACGGCAAGGTCCGGGTTGATTAGGCTGACAGTATCCGCCTTGAACTGATGCCACTCAAGAAAGGCCGAAGCAAAAAGGTCATTCAAGAAAACATCAGGCGCGAAATCAAAGCCGGTCGTGACCCCAAGCAGGCCGCGGCCATTGCTTATTCAAAGGCTGGTAAGTCCCGTAAACGTCGCAAGAAAAAGTGATGGCCATCGGCATTGGCTCCCGTGTCAGCTGGGTCTACCAAGGAACCCGAACTTATGGCGTGGTCGTCGGCAAAGAAGGTAAGCGCGGCTCTGTTCGCACTGCCAATGGCGGCACTGTTGTGCGTGTTGGCTCTGAATCTGATCCGGTGCTCAGGATTAAATCAGAATCGACCGGCAATCCAGTCCTTAAGAAGCGGTCAGAATTGAAGGCAGCGCCTAAACGCAAATGATCAACGGTCGCATCTGGGAAGGCAGCTGCAGTTACCTGAAGTGCGCTGACGGCATGATTGAAGGCCGGTTCCTGTTCCCTACGCCAAATAGCCCTGAAGTGCTTGGCGCTTTGGTTGGCCGCTTAGCTCAAGGCGTTGAGGTGATCATCTGCACGGAGGATGAGGACGATGACGATTAAGTATCGCGGCGAAGAATTTGAGGGCTACAACAAGCCCAAGCGCACGCCAAAGCATCCTGAGAAATCTCACGTCGTCCTGGCCAAGGAAGGCGATCAGGTGAAGATGATCAGGTTCGGTCAGCAGGGCGTAAAAGGCTCACCAGCGCGAAAAGGAGAAACAGAAGCCAGCAAGACCAGAAGGGCATCGTTTCAAGCGCGCCACGCTAAAAATATCGCCAAAGGCAAAATGTCAGCGGCATACTGGGCTAATAAGGTGAAATGGTGATGGCTTACGGCAAGAAACCCGCCAAATCCGGCAAAAAGAAGGCGCCCAAGGGCTACCACTACATGCCCGATGGTCGGCTGATGAAGGATTCAGCGCACAAGGGCAAAGGCAAAAAGCGCTAACGACCTTCCATCTTGAAGATCCATTCCTTCAGGTCGATCACATAGCGCCGTAGCTGGTCAGCCTGTTCTGCGTGCCACTTGTCGCCCGTGGCGAAGTATTGGCGCGTATGCAGGTCAATCGCCCGTAGCAGTTGTGTGATCACGGGATTCCACGGCTCCCGTATTGGTGTATTCCACTCGCGCATTGTCCCTATGGCGGGATTACCGCATCAGTCTGATTGTTGCCCTTGAAAATACAGATATACTCCACGAGTAACCCTACGGGTATTTCATGTCCGACGAACAAATGCAGGAAGCTACGCCGACTGCGGACAATCAAGAGCTTGAGGCACTCAAGAAAAGCATTGAAGCCCTTGAGCGTAAAAACTTCGAGCTGATCGGCAAGCTGAAGGAACAGAAGGAAAAGGCGCCGGTCATTCCCGATGGCGTTGATGTCAAAGAGCTTGTCGAATTCAAACGGCGCAAGGAACAGGAAGAGCTTGAATCCAAGGGCAAGTACGACGAAGCGCTGAAGCAGTACGCCCAGCAATTCTCGGAACGCGAAGAGGATTACAAAAAGCGGATTAGCGAGCTTGAATCGAAACTGACCGTCAATCAGCTGGACAATCGCGTGATTGCGATCCTGGCTGAGCAAGGCGCCCACAATCCCCACGACACCTTGCGCCTAGTGCGTGATCAGCTGAAGCTGGACGAATCGGGTAATCCTGTGGCCGTTGATGGCTACAACGAGGTGCCCATGAGCCAGTGGGTTGAGAAGCTCAAGACTGAGCGTGGCTATCTGTTCAAGCCGCCTGCCGTCAAAGGTTCTGGCGCTCCTGTTGGCACCAAGGCCGCATCCGCCGAGATTCAACCAGGCACCAAGAACCCATTCGACCGCGAGCATTTCAACCTGACCGAACAGGCTCGAATCTTCCGCACTGATCGTGATCTGTACGAACGATTGAAAGCTGCCGCGAACAATGCTTAATATGTCTTTGTTAGACGCGAAGGCTACGCCGGATCGTCAATGGGTTACGCCCGCAACGTAAAACATTTCTGGTACTGACTCATGGCGACTCTTCGCTCTGATGTCATCATCCCTGAGATTTTTACGCCGTATGTGATTGAACAAACCACCCAGCGCAACGATTTTCTTGCCAGCGGTGTTGTTCAGCCTCTCGCGGCGCTGAATACCTCTGAGGAAGGTGGCGATTTCGTCAATGTTCCCTTCTGGAAAGCCAACCTGTCTGGCGACCTGGAAGTTCTCACCGATTCTTCTAGCCTGACCCCCGGCAAGATCACCGCTGATAAGCAAATCGGCGTTGTTCTGCACCGTGGACGGGCTTTCGAAGCACGGGACCTGGCTGCTCTGGCTGCAGGCTCCGATCCGATGGCCGCTATCGGTCAAAAGCTGGGTGCCTATCTGGCCAACCAACAGCAAGCCGACCTGCTGAAGTCCCTTGAAGGTGTCTTCGGTTCTCTGACCGGCGGTGATTCCCCCGCTTTCGATGCCCTGCGCTTCGATACCAGCGGCGCCACTGCTCTCGGCCCCCGTCAGGTTGCTAAGGCTCGCGCTCTTCTGGGCGACCAAGGCGACAAGCTGACCACCGTGGCAATGCACTCTGCTTGCTACTACGACCTTGTTGAGCGCAAGGCCATTGATTACGTCCTGTCTAGCGAAATCGCTGGTGGTCTGACTCCTGATAGTGCACAGCCCGATGCCTTCGCCGGTAGCGTTGCTGCTTCCTATGGCGATGTTCGTGTCCCCGTTTACATGGGAATGCGAGTGGTGATTTCAGATGACATCACCAACAGCGGTGGCAATTACGCCTGCTACTTCTTCACCCCTGGCGCTGTCGCCTCCGGTGAGCAAGCTGCACTCCGCACTGAAACCGACCGCGACATCCTCGCCAAGAGCGATGCAATGTCTGTGGACATGCACTACATCTATCACCCTGTGGGTGCTAAGTGGGGCGTGACCACCGCTAACCCGACCCGCGCTCAGCTGGCCACGGTTACTAACTGGTCGAAGGTGTACGAAACCAAGAACATTGGCATCGTGCGCGCCACCATCACTTCCAACTACGACTGATAGGAGGAACTAACGATGGCTTCTAAGTTTGAACTCGAAAAGCCTGTATTTGGCCGCTCGAACTCCAGCCTTGAGCTGGTCGCTGCTGGTGACGAAGCAACCACCCTGTCTGCCGCTCAGTCGGTGAACAGCCTGGTTGTCATGACCCCCACTGCTGCCCGTAACGTGACCACCGCAACTGCGGCTGCAATCGTTGCTGAGCTTGGCTCTGGTGTTCGTGTCGGCACCACCTTCAGCATCACCCTGCGTAACCAGGCCGCGGCTACTTATGCCATGACCCTGGTCGGTGGAACCAACGTCACCCTTGACGCTGACAACACCAACACCGCCGCTGCTGCCTCTACCCGGCAGTTCATCGGTCGTGTCACCAACGCCACCAGCGGTTCCGAGGCTGTGACCGTTTACAGCCTGCCTAGCGGCACCCACTGATGGGCATGTTCGCCTTTCGGCGACTGCGTGAATCGGAGGTCTCGGCTTCGGCTGGGGCCTCTTTTTCTAATGCAGAGCCCACATCTAAAATTGAACAAACAACAGAGGAACCAAAGCCCAAAAGGCGGCGGACTTCTAAGCCCAAAACGGAGCCTGTAAATGGCGATCACAATTGACGCCACCGTTGGCGGAGCTAGCGCGAATAGCTATCTGACCCTTGCTGATGCACAGGCGTTAATTGATGGCATGGTCGAAAACGACGACGTAACCGCATGGGCGTCGGCCACTGATGACCAGAAAAATCGTGCGCTGTATTCCGCCACGCAACGTCTTGATCGTGAACGCTTCTTAGGTGCGCGGGCTACTGATACTCAAGCGCTGCAATGGCCGCGTACTGGCGTCAGAAAGCCCGACACTTACATCAACACCTATGCGGTTGGCTTCCCCTTCCGCATCACCACGGATTACTTCACTGATACCGAGATCCCGGATCAGATCAAGCAGGCTCAGGCTGTGCTCGCCGTCTACCTGCACAACAACAAGGATGGCCTTGGTCTAAGTGGCCTTGAGGATTACAAGCGCGTTCAGATCGGCAGCATCAACGTTGAAACCGCTGGTGCAAGCAGCATGGCGACCGGAGCCAATCGCGTGCCGCCAATCTTTGAACAATATTTGACTGGTCTTAGAATTAGCGGACCTGGAAACTTTGCCATCAAGCGGAGCTGATCATGGGCAGACATAACGGCATTGATCCTGCCTACAGCATTGGCGGAGATTTCGTAAACAGCACGACACCGCAGACCGGGCG